TACAAGGAGTCGGCATTTGATGCCGACGGCAGGTCTGCTCTTGAATCAGATGAAGATAACGTCATGGTTCCTGTTATTTCGGAAGAGAGTATCAACAGTGTTGTTGGTCCCATGCCGGCGGTTATTAGTCCGCCAGAGTTTTACAATCAGTCTGAACTTATCTCTAGTGACATTGACCGTGTGTCTGGTGTATCTGAATATCAGCGTGGTTCACTACCTGAGATTCGTCGTACAGCCACAGAAGCCGGCATCATTCAAGATGCCGCTAATGCTCGTTCATCGGACAAGCTGGCTTTGATTGAACGTGCGATTGCAGAGGTTGCACGTCGATTGGTTGCTTTGGCTCAAGAGTTTATGACTGGTGAGTCTGCAGTGCGTGTTGCAGGTACTGGTGCTAAACAGGTTTGGTTGAACTTTGACCGCGACTACTTGCAGGGTGAGTTTGACTTTGAGGTAGAGGGTGGTTCTACACAGCCAGTGAACGAGACTGTTAGACGCCAACAATCCGTTCAGGTTGTTGATGCTATGGCACCGTTTGTCAACTCTGGTATTATTGATATGCCGAAGTTGGCTGGTTATCTTTTGACGTATGGTTTTGGTATCAAAGATGGTGCATCTTTTATTGTTCCTCCTCCACCGCCAGAGCCTCCTGCTCCTCCTGCGCCTGAACCACAGATGCCACCGCAAGGAATGCCTCCACAGATGCCTTTGCAAATGCCACCGATGATGCCACAGGGAATGCCACCAGGCATGCCACCACAAGATATGGGTGGTGGATTACCTCCTGAACTTGCATCATTGCCTCCTGAGGTATTGATGCAATTGATGCAGCAAATGCAGGGTGGTCAGCAACCACCTCCTGGTATGCCACCACAAATGTAACGATAAATATATAACTATAGAGCAACCCCTTGAAAGGACTCCATGAGTGAAGTAGTAAGCAATGAACCAGTAGTAGAAGTTGCCCCTGAGTTAGAAAGCGAAGGACAAGCAGCAGCTGCAGGAGAAATTGAAAGCCTAAGTGAGCAGGAGATTGAACTTCTTCCTGTTGATGAATATGGCGACAAATATGTCGCTGTTCAAGTCAACGGCGAGGAAGTAAGAGTTCCTCTTAAAGAGGCGCTTTCTGGATACCAGCGTCAAGCGGATTATACCCGTAAGACACAGGAACTCAGTGAGCAACGGCGACAAGTACAGTTTGGTGGCGCATTGCAAGAAGCCTTGCAAAACGACCCAAAGGGTACTTTGGAATTGTTGAAGCAACATTACGGTTTAGACGAGACACCTTTAACCAAAGAGGAAGAAGAACTCCAAGACCCGGTTGAGAAACAATACCGACAGTTGGAACAACGAGTGCAGGCTTTTGAACATCAAAAGGCTGCTGACGAGTTGGAGCGTACTGTTGCTTCGCTGCAAGCGAAATATGAGGACTTCGATGCAAACGAAGTTGTTTCCAAAGCTTTGGCTTTGGGTTCAACCAATTTGGAGGCTGTCTACAAGCAAATTTCGTTTGACAAGGTGTACGAAGATGCGAAAGCTATTCGTCAAATCCGCTCTCAAGCGGCTACTGACGAACAGACCCGCACGAGTGCAAAACGTCAAGCGGGAGTTGTAAGTGGTGGCACAACATCGTCAAGTGCTGATGTTTCTGCTAAACCAATTACATCATTGCGAGAAGCATTTGAAGCTGCAAAGCGTCAACATGCTTAACGCTTAACTTAAGGAGACAAGAATATGGTCGCTGCGAACAGCAACTTTGATAATCTATTAACAACAACTCTTGCGAACTATCGCAAGACTCTCACGGATAACGTATTTACTGCACGTCCGTTGACTTACATGCTCATGGAAAAGGGTCGCATTCGTATGCTTAACGGCGGTACGAAGATTGTTGAGCCACTCATCTACGGACTCAACGACACTGTTGGTTCGTACTCGGGTTACGACTCACTGGCACTTACTCCACAAGAAGGCATCTCTGCTGCAGAATTTGAATGGCGTCAATACGCTGCTTCGATTTCTATTAGCGGTATGGAAGAAGCCAAGAACAATGGAGACCAGGAAATCATCAACTTGTTGGAAGCAAAAATTATGCAGGCTGAAGAGTCCATGCGTGAAGGTTTCAACACGATGTTCTTCGGTGACGGAACTGGCAACAGTTCAAAGAACTGGAACGGCCTTGGCAACTTAGTTGAGTCCGGCAACACTGTTGGTGGAATTGACTCAAGCACCTACACATGGTGGCAGTCCAAAGAAGACAACACTAGTGAGGCTTTGTCACTTGCAAAAATGGCAACCATGTACAACAACGTTTCGGTTGGTAATGACCACCCAGACGTTTTGTTGACAACTCAGACTCTGTTTGAGAAGTACGAAGCATTGCTTCAACCAACTCTCCGTTACACGGACACCAAGACCACAGATGCTGGATTTCAGAACCTGTTGTTCAAGGCTGCTCCCGTAATGTACGACACTGGTTGCACGGCACAAACGTTCTTCTTCTTGAACAGCAAGTACCTAACTTTGGTTGGTCACTCTGACAAGTGGTTCTCACAGACCGCATTTATTTCGCCAGAAGACACAGATGCACGCTATGCGCTCATCATGTGCTACGGCAACTTGACTGTACGTAACCGTGCAAAGCAAGGCAAACTGACCGCTAAGACAGCCTAAGTTCAACAACTAGAAAACAAGGAGAAATATTATGCCACTATTAGCAAATGATACAGACGGTGCTCTCACACGCAAGCGTGTAGAGACATGGGCAGCAAAAGTAGAGAAAGCAACCATTGTTGCCGCTACCGATGCAGCCACAGTCCAATTGGCAGCCGACTTGGCTGGTGCACAACAAGTTATCTACACGATGACACCAACAGCAAGCCGTACCCTCACAACACCAACTGGTGCTTTGTTGGGTGCAGGTTTTACTGATGAAGCAGTGGGCTCAACCTTTGAGTTTACTGTTGTCAACGTTGCAGCAGCAACTCACCCAATCGTGGTGACTGCAGCGGCTTCGGGTGTAACACTTGTTGGAGCAGCAGCAAACTTTTCGGTTGCAGCAGCAACATCAGCATCATATGTTGGTGTGTTCACCGCTGCCAACACGGTATCAATTTACCGCAAGTAAGTAATCTGATTCGGGGGACGGGAACCACCTTCCCGTTCCCCCAATCTATTTAGTTTTATAGTTTTGTTAGTTTTAGGAGAACAAAATGCCATACAAGTATCGTCAGTTAGGCAACCATGCAGATGCAACTCCGAAGTCTGGAACCGTTACGGCACCAGGTTTGTATGGTAAGAGCACAAATCCACCAGTGCAAAAAAAGAATTATAAAGTTCGTCCAAACTCAGACAAGGTAGGCAAGTAATGAAAATGGCACCGAAGAAAAAAGTAATGAAGATGGCTCCAATGAAAAAGGCTGCCAAGGGCAAGCAAGCAATGAAGCCTATGAAGAAAAGTTCTTCAAAAGGTTCGATGTACTAGATAGGTAACAAATAAGGCTATTGGTGATGAACCAAACAGCCAAACTTGCCCATACTCTATACGGGGAGCCAACCACTAAGCACTCCCGTCTAGCCCATGCAGAAGGCGCTCGCCTTGCTGCTCCATCAGGTCCGTACATCGGACGTAATCGTTGCACAGCTAACGATGACACATGTGAGGGTCCTAAAGCCCGTGGGACAGATTTCTGCATCGGACACCTAAGGTCTAAAAAAGAGGCTTAATGGCTATCACATTGACAACATTACGTTCGCAGGTCCGTGACATGGCTGACCTTGATGAAACGGATTTGTCTAATACTCTTATTGACCAGTTTGCTCGGGAGGGGTTCCAACGCATTTATGCGTTAGAACGCCGTTGGCCGATACTGCAGGAAACGTATACATTTAATACTGTTGCTAATCAGCGTGAGTACACAATATCTACAATTGGGGATATTCGAGAAATCATTTCTGTTGTGGACACATCGACTCAGGGTGCAAGACTTACCTTGATTGATTACAATCAGGCCGAGGAGACTTGGTTGGGTAACTTGGATGTTCCTAGCCGACCATATTTTTATAGTTTTTGGGATAAGAAGATACAGTTGTGGGCTAAGCCGGACATTGTTTATCCCATGACTGTGCGAGCATTTCGCAATCCTGTGTATACCTGGTTGACGGATGTCAATGAGAACATTGACCTTGATGAATTCTTTCATGCAATCCTTCCGTATTTTGTTCTTGCTCGTGTGTATCAGCGTCAAGAGGACGCTCAGTTGGCTGCGATGTATCTTGGCACCTTTGAAGAAGGTGTGGCTATTGCCAAGCGAGACTTGATGAAAGCTTCTAGTGCACAGCCAGTTATTATGTCTGGTGGCAAGCAGTATCCA